ATCGTCGCCTTTTACGGCGTCCGGTCAGTTTCTTCAAGATTTAACTCCTGCAGAAGCTGCTGAAGCGATGGTGGTAACACCAGTTGTATCATCTCATCCGCTCTCAGTAATGGAAGCGGCAGGGACTTTAGAGGATTCTGAAGTATCAGAAGATGTTCATTTCTTCCTTGGATTGTTGGATAACAACCATGCTTTGCGAAATGCGTATGCTCATTGTATTCAATACAGAGTAACGCCTGGAGAAGGTATTGGTCGAGGTCCTTTCCCTCCACTTGGGAAATTATCTCTAAAGGCAGAAGCTGCCGGTAAAGTTAGAGTGTTTGCTATGGTAGATTGCTGGACGCAATGGTTATTAAGACCGTTGCATTTATGCATCTTCAACCAGATTTTACCTGGTATAGAACAAGATGGTACTCGAGACCAATTGGCTCCGATTCATCGACTTCTATTGACAAACCCTCGATCATTGTTTTCACTTGATTTAAGTGCAGCAACCGATCGAGTTCCTGTTTGATTACAGGAAGCTTTACTAGCAGGTTTTGCTGGTGAAAGTTATGCGGCTCATTGAGCGCATTTCTTAACATCTCGTGATTACTCCTTATCGTTGTGATCAGAGACTTTAGAACGACCAGTACGTTATTCAGTACGATATGCTGTAGGTCAACCTATGGGTGCCTATAGTTCATGAGCTATGTTAGCTCTTGTGCATCACTTTATTGTCCAGTTCGCCGCATGGCGAGTCACTGGTAAAATTGCATGGTTTAAAGACTATGCAATTTTAGGTGATGATATCGTAATTGCTAACGCCGCAGTAGCAAAAGAGTACTTGCGGATAATGCGAATTTTGGGTGTTGGTATCGGTTTACATAAATCGCTACTAAGCCCAAAGGGTACAGCTCTGGAATTTGCTAAAAGGACATTTTACCATGGTAAAGATGTTTCGCCAGTTCCTCTTACTGAGGTACGGGCTGCTTTTAGTGGTCCAGCTGCTGCTGCAGAACTAATACGGAAATACGGTATGACCCTTCACCAGTTTGTCAAAGCAGCTGGTTTTGGATACCGTGTATTAGGTTCATTGACAGGACCTTTTAACAAGTTGAATAGTAAGATTAAACTTATTATTCTTGCAATGAATATTCCTCAATCTGTTGAGGAAGTTCAGGCATTCTTTGAATTAGGAATGCCGAAATCTGGGAGATCCCTGTTTGAAACACAGGATGTCCTAGAGCAACTTGTACAAAAAGAACTCGCTCGAGTGAAAGCAGCTCTCTCTAGAATGAGAGTATCGCTCCACACACTTGAGGGCCAACATCTTCATGCTAAAGATATTGCACGTAAGATGTTTGCACGGGTTTATCCTGATCAATTACCG